TGCTGTCAAGAAGTTGGCGTCTTCTCGGCACCCCCAATAGAAGACGGCGAGAGGATGGCCCCTAACTTTTGCGACACTTCGCCCCGTCCCGCCACGGCCGCCTTTACGGCGTTTTGAAGCATCGCTGAAAGGTTTCCCAGGCCACCAGCATCCTCAATAGTGAGCTTCAGGGAGGCCGAGAGGACGGTCATCTGGAGACCGGCCGGGAGGCGCTTGTCGCGAAACTCCGGCGTATCTGTGACCATGGAAATAACTTCCGACACGAAATCGGGGAAGGAGCGCGCCGCGACCATGAGAAGGTCCGTCATGTTCGTGACCGCCAGCACGTCCTTCTGCGACTGGATGTAGAGCGTGGTGATCTCCATCATCGTGTCCAGGTGGTTGACGATCAGAAGGCTCATGTCGTCCAGTGACAGGCCGCGAACCGGGCGCTTCTTCCCGTCTCCGGTGTCGATCTCGATTGTCGGGACTTTGTAATCGGTCCAGGTCATACTATCCTCGCTATAGCAAAAAGGCGGCGATCCGAAGACCGCCGCCCTTCCTTATGCCTGAAAGGCCGCTGGAGATCAAGCGGCGCGACGGCGCGTGATATACTGGCGCTCCACCATGGCGTCCCGCTTCAGAATCTCGAAGTTGAACGTCATGTTGAGCCATTCGTCGCCCTTCAGGCTGAAGTCGCCATCGGGCATGAGCTTGACGTAGGGCCAGAAGTAATCGTCGTTGGCACCGGCCGCGTTGTTCGCGATGAAGGTCATCTCGCCTTCAATGGTGTCGGTGCGCGAGATCACGATGTCATCGACGCCCGCCGACAGCCCGTAGGCCACTTCGAGATCGTCGCCGTTCACGATGTCGTCCGCGTCTTCCTTGATGAAGATGCGGCCAGCCGCGCCATCGACAAGGATGCTCGCCGCATCGACGCCCGTGATCGTGACCGAACCGACGCCGCGAACGCCCTGGGGCAGTTCGTCCGTGACGCCAAGCTGATACCAGCGGCCACGCTCGACATCGCTGATCGTCTCGGTGACGTTGGTGCCGCCCGTCAGGTTCGCGCCGGAGACGGTGATGTTCGCCGGGGTGGCGGCCGTCTTGGCGAGAGTGATGGCGTTGCCGCCCGTGCCGGGTGCGTTGGCCGTGATCGTGACCACCGCCGCATTGACCGACGCCGTGACGCCGAGCGCGTTGGTGAGATCGTTGATCGCATTGGCCAGGTTGGTGGCCGTCGCGCCAATGGTGCCGCCGATGAGAACTTCCATCGGGCCGGGATCGGCCGCCACGAAGGTCAGGTCGGTGCCCGCAATCGTCACCTTGTCACCTTCGGCCGGAACGGCGGTGGAGAAGGTCACGGTGCCGGATGCGGTCACGCTGCCGACTTCGATGTTGGTGGTCTGGTAGCCCCGGAACCACAGCGCCAGGTTGGGAAGCGAGATATTGTCGCACTGGAACGATCCGGTCGAATCATTCTGGAGCGAAACGCTCGCGTCCTTGACGCGGACGCCACCTTCGCTCGAATAGTGATCGAGCGTGTCTTCGGACTGCGACAGCGACAGCGCCGGGGTGTTCCCGAAGTAAAGCTGGCCGCGAGGGGTGCGCGTGCCAGGACGGAACTGCCCGAAGAACAGTCGGCCCCGACCAACGACATAGTTCATATCATCTGCCATCTAAAATCTCCCTTTCATCTACCGTAGGGGTTGCTGACATCGGTTGTGATCTCCAGTATCAACGGGAGATAGAACATGGCCAGGCGTGATGCAGCGTCCTCCGAAGGCGGCCTTACCACACCTTGTCCGATGGTTAAAGAGCCGATGTCTCCACCCAGGAGATACAGGTCTTTATAGACCGGCAACCCTGTTTGCTCTTCAACCGCGATGAGACGATAGAGCCACTGTTCTACGGCGGCTTTCATCGCATAGGCCGGATCGCTCGGATTCTCCTTGTCGTCCTTCGGCCAGCCTTGCACCAGGAGCGTCCACGTCTCCAGGCGCTTGTGCCCTTGGTGGCCTGCCGGTTGGCCGACCACGGGACGGGGCGCTTCAAGGATCGACAAGCAATCCTCTACTTCCTTCGCCGACACCACCAGCTTGCCGCGATAGCACTTGATACCTTCATACCCGGAAGTTAGTTCCAGGTGCGCGGTGAGCTTCTTCAAGATGCGGAGTTGCTTCGAGTCGGGCATTATGCGAGCCTCGCGAATTGACGGAAGAACTCGGTAGCAATGGCGTCAACCACTTCAGGCGTCTCGGCCTCTGCCACTTCGTTCCGGAGAATCTGATCTACGCTCGGACCATACAGGAGCACGACATTTTGCTCCAGATGGACCATGCGGCTGGTGTCCTTCTTTTTCAGGACAGTGCCTTCCTTCAGGCGCACGGCCAGGCCCACGTTGAAGCCGTCCTCGGTGATCCCTCCGCCCTGGCGGAGCCGCACCAAGAACGCACCTGGCATGTAGGTGGAGCCGCCCTTCACGCGGACGGTGACGCCACCCTCCCCACCGATAGCGCCACCAGCGGCGAAACGCGCCAGGCTGGTAGGGCGCTGGCGGCCGACAACCGACGCAACCAGGCGCGTCGGCGTAGCGCGCTGTGCGATGTCGATCTTGTCGTCAACGTAGCCGGGAGGGAACTGGACTTCGGCGGCGACCGCCTTACGGAATCGAACTAGACCTTGACCCGTCAGCACGTCATTCATCGCGTAAGCCGCCGCCTGCCGGGTCTTATCCGGCACGCTGACCAGGAAGTTCTCCAGGTCCAGGACTTGTGCGATGTTGATGTTAAGCACGGGTCACGGTCCAATACACGTTCTCCGGCCCATCGGGATCAAGCTCTTGATCGAGGATCACCGTCAGGCCGTAGCCGGGAAAATGAATGTGCGCGCCGCCTTCCGGGGTGAGGCCGAGCGCGATGAGTTCGGAGCGGTTGAAGATCAGCTTCTCGATTGGCTCCATGACCGTCAGGCCGTCGCTGTCACCGAGATTGACCTTCGCCTTGGTGTGGAATCGAGCGGCCAGGGTGAGGCCCGCCGCCAGGTGTTGCGCGGTTGGCACCACACCGTTCTCATCCGTATAGGTGCAAGGCTCCGCCATCCTTGCGTGGAGGCGGAGCCGAGCGTCCTTCTTTTCGGCCGAGAGGCCCATCGCTTAGATGTCCTCGTCTTCGTCGGCGTCGTCGTCCTCATCGGCGTCGTCGTCGGCGGGCTTCTCCTGCTTGGCCGGGGCCTTCTTGGCCGCTGCCTTCTTGCCGCCCGACTTCTTGGCCGGAGCCTTCTTCGCGGCGGTCTCGGTTTCGTCGTCGGCGTCATCGTCCGCATCGGTCTCGACCGCTGCCGACTTGCGGCCGGAGCCTTCGTTGACCGGCGCACGAAGCGCGCCAGGAACAGAACGGTTGATGCTGGCGATCTCTTCTTCGGTGAAGTCGTCGCCCGCGCCCACGGTGATCGTCTTGCGCTTGCCGTCGCGAACCACGACAACCGAAGCGCCGTGTGCGATCATAAACTTGGTCTTGGCCATTGCCTTATTCTCCTGGAAGTTACTTCCGCGAAAGCGAGTTGGCGTGGCCGAAGCCCCGCCGCGTCACTTACAGCCCATCGTGCGCGACGATGTGGGAGCTGTTGTCGATGTTGGTGGGAACCATGAGCGGCGCGCTCTGCGTCATGGTGTAGGTCAGCGACGGGTCTTCCTGGTCCCACATCTTCGGGAACAGCGGAAGCGCCTGGAGACCCGCGCGCTTGTCGCGGATCGCACCGTAGCAGCGGACGCCACGAAGATTGTTGCCAGTGCCGACCACCGAATAGGTGCCCATGATCGACTGAGTCTGGTCGTTCTCGTCTTCGTATTGTTCGTTGTAGGTGTAGATTTCCAGGCGGCCCTGACCGTTCGCCCCCTGGAGGATGCCCCGGAACTCGAACGGCTGACCGGGCGAGCCGAGAGCCGAGAGAGTGGAGTCGGACGTGCGGGCCACGTTGCCGATCTCCTGCCCCTTCAGGAGCTTCTGGACCTTCTCGTCTTCGTAGAAGAGATCGAAGGCTCCCAGGCCCATGGTAAGGCGGGTGATCGGTGCGCCGCTCTCCTGGAAGGAGAGAGTGCGAAGCTTGTTGACATCGGCGAGCGGATCGGCCGCCGACTCGCCCCAACGGGCATTGCCCGAAAGGACACGGGTGAGACCCGCGTTGCGGCGGAAGTCCACCACCTGAGTCGGATAGTCCTCGCCCGTGATCGTCACGCGGCCGTAGATGATCGCCATGGCGGCCATCCAGTTTTCCCGGCGAAGGATGCTCTCGCGCTCTTCGGCCAGGTTCTCGGCGATTGCCGCGTTCCAGCGTGCGGCCGGGGTGCTCGAACCGAGACCCGGAATCTCGCCAGGGCGGCGATTGAACTGCCGGTTCGGATCGACAATGTGCTTCGGCTTCACATACGCCGGAGCGAACGAAAGCGTCTCGAAGCCGCGCGACTTCATCACGCGACCCTGGACGACAGGGCTGACGAACGGCGCGAGCTTGCGCGAAGTCTTCAGCTTGTCGAACATGATCTCGGCCGTCTCGAACTGACGGGCCTGGTTGAACCAGCCATCCAGCCAGTAGGCGGATTCGACCGGAGTGACCCGAAGGACATCCAGCATCTCCGCCGTGCCATAAAGATCAAATGCCATCTCTTGAACTCCCTTTCTTCTCTTGGCCAGGCGGTGCTCTTACAGGAGCTTCTGGACGTTAATCATGGTGCCCGCGAACGCGGCCTTGATTTCCTGGTAGGTCGTGCCTTCCGGGAGATCGAGAGCGTCGAAGGACGGGTGGCCGGAGATGAACACCGGAGTATTCACCGGCTGGTTGGCGTATTCGCCGTCCGCCGTGGTATCGAGCGCGTGCGGCAGGATACCATACGGCTGGCGAGCGCCACCCGTCTCCGCATCGCTGTCCGTGCCGCCCGACAGGTTGGCACCGGAGACCGCGATATTGGCCCCGGCTTCCGCCAGGGTGACGGCATTGCCTGCCGTGCCAGGCGACTTGACCGTGACGACGCCTGCCGACGAAGTGGCGATCACGCCGCCCGCAACGCCGAAGTTCATGCGGTTCGCGTTGATCGCGTTCTTCAGGTTAGTGGCGGTCTCGGTGAGAGTCGCCCCGATGGCCACGTCATAGGCATCGTCCACGTCCGCCGTCGCGCGGAACGTGAAGACATCGCCGTTGATGGTGACGGTTTCGCCAGCGGTCGGAACCGCCGTCGAGAAGGTCACGGTGCCCGACGCGAAGGCGTTGGGGACATCCGAGTCCGCGAGAGGATTCCAGGGAACCAGGAGGCCACCGACCAGGGCGACAACCGGGAACTTGTAGGTCTCGCCGCGCGCGTTGAGCTTTCCGAACTGATAACCGGCCGCCGCCACGCCCTGCGTGGTCTGACCGTTCGGTTCGCCTGCCCAAAGCTGGATCGGCTCGAAGCTGCCCTCGGACGTAAGGCCGTGAGCAAGGATGCGATCACCCATTGTAATTTCCTTCCTGTTAGGGCCTTAGCCCGTGGAGAACTCTGACCGTCGCCGGATCAGTGCTTGCTGCTGTTGAGCGCCTTCTGCGACCAGTCGGCACCCGTGACCTTGGCGTGATCGGCCAGGAGCGGGTTGACCTTCGGCCGACCGCCCTGTTCGCCATCGTCGCCGCCCTTCGCGCGACCGCCACCCGCGTTCGGGTGCTTCGACTTGCCCATGGCGCGGTCGAAGTGGTTCACGTTGTCACGGCCGCGCTTGCGGTTCGAGCGGGCGGCTTCCTCGCCGTCCTCATCGTCGTCGCCGTCGATATCGTCTTCGCCTTCGTCGTCTTCGTCGGCGTCGTCTTCATCGTCTTCCGGATCGTCCTCGGCGGCGGCGACCTTCTGCTTGCCCTTTCCCGCCTTGGCCTTGGCCTTCGGCGCGGCGACGGCATCGCCAGCGGCGGCGTCGATGATCGCAATGGCCGCATCGGCGTCCAGCGCTTCGTTGGAGATCAGCGTGCTCGCCAGCGCGGCGAATTGCTTGCCCTTCGTGGCCGCGTGGTCACGAATGGCCTGCGAGCGCTGAAGGCCGCCCATCGCCTTACCGACTACGGCACCGGCCGCTTCAGCGGCGATGGTCGCAATCTTCTGGAGATCGGCGTCGGTGAGGCTGGAAGTAACTTCCTTGCCCTTCGGGTCTGCCATAGTAAGTTCCTCTTCGTCGTCAGTTGAGGGGTCTGCATCGGCCAACTCGGCAAGGAACGCCGCGACGGCTTCAGTCGGGGTCTTTACCGCATTGATTAACCCTTTGGCAAGAGCTTCGTCAGCACGGTAAACGCGGGCTTGCGTGGCGCGCACTTCGTCTTCCGACAAATCACGCGCTTCAGCTACCAGGGAGATGAAATCATCCCAGGTCTTTCCGGCGCTTTCACGCCATTCGTCCAGGACCGCTTGGGGCAAGTCCTGATAAGGATTGCCATCGACCTTATGCTCTCCGGCCGTGGCGAAAGTGACCTTGATCCCGGCGTCCTTCAGAGCGCCTTCGTAGCTGACGTGCATCCGATACACGCCGATGGACCCGATTCGGGCCGAAGGGATGGCGTAGATCGCCGTGGGGGCCACGCCGAGCGCGATCCCACCCGATGCCGCCAGAGCGTCCACCATGGCCAGGGATGGCTTCACGCGGCGGCTCGCCATAATCTCGCGGGCAAGCTCGAAGCAACCGGCCGCCTCGCCGCCAGGGCTGTCCACGTCGAAGACGATCAATTCAACATCGTCGTCATCCAGCGCCAAGTTGAGCATACGGCGGATATACTGATAGCCGGTCACGAAACCCCATGACCAGTTGCAACGATTGAGCAAGGTGCCGTGAATCGGGATAACGGCCACGCCGTCCTGATAGACGAAAGGCTTGCGGTCATCATCGTCCATCGGCGCGAAGCCATAAGCCGCCTCCAGGCTCTCCCGCGAAGCAACTTCCAACGCCGCTCCTTCTGCCGTGGCGTCGGTGTCGTAGAATCGAGTCAGGTCGGCCATGACCTTGGCGGACGTGTCCTGGAGGATAAGCATGTCCCGCGAGTCGATCCGGGACAGAGCTTCCATGCTGATATTCGTGCTCTTGCGCTTACTCATCGGTGTCGTCCTCATCATCGGCGGCATCGTCGGCCTGGTTGCGTGCGCCTGCCCTGCCGCCCTGCATGGTGTTGCGTGCTTCGTTGTTGC